ACATCATTTATGTTGCATAATAGTTTTCCTCTACTATCTTTTGATTGGTCTGCTGAAACTCTAGGTAGATTTATTCCTGCACCTCTTTTAAATGCCCATACCATAAGACCACTACAATCAAAACTTTTAGGACCATTACCACCCCACGCATATGGCTTACCAAGTTGATTTTTTGCTTCTTGAATAACTTTACTTACTTTACTATTATTGTTTGTTGATGTATTAGCAGTACTATTATTTTGAACTTGATAAGTTGTATCTTTTAAATTCTTTTCTGCTTCTTCGTTGCTTCCAATTCCTGTACCACTTGAATTATCGTAATTACTCCCTGTTATCTGCTTATAAAATGCACCTACACATTTTACCCATTCTTTATCTGAGCTTGAAGAATACTTATTTCTGATACTTTCTAATGTTTTTCTACCTTGATAGATATAGTTTCTTGATAAATTACTTATACCTCTTTTTATTCCTTCATCTACACTAGAAAAACTTAAGTAATTACCATCTCTTCTCATTCCAAAGAAATTATTTTTAGTGTTTGCAATATTTGAAGTACCCCTAGCTGATTCGTGCATTGATATTGCAGCCATTAAAGCTGGATTAACTTTATAAGCATTCGAGTACTTAACAAAGGCATTCCCTGTATTTGATAATTTCCCTTTAAGTAGTTTATTGATTTTATTAGCCATTTCAGTATCTTCTTTGCTTGTAGTACTTTGTGCAGGAGCATTTTTCTTTTCATCTTTATTGTTACTATTTCCGCTTGAGTAGGAACTTGAAGAATAAGAAGCAAATTCATCTCCATCAATAAGTGTCAAGTCCATGAAATGTGAATTATTTTCAAAAGTATGTTTTACTTTCTCAACTAACATATAATTTTGTAACTCTATATCTCCCAAATCTAAAAAAACAGGTACTAAACAACCTGCTCTTACTCTAATATCTCCAATTGCGTTTTTTAAACTTAGCGACTTAGTTTTCTTATTATATAGTTTTAAAAGTATATCACATTTTTGTTTTATCTCTGCTTCACTCATGTTTTTGTCTACTGTATCAAACATTTGAAGTATTCCCCAGCTTCTCATATGCGTAGAATCTTGTGCAATATAAACATCTCTTTTACCTGACTCCTCGTTATCCCTTACTAGTTTTATTTTTGTATAAGTATCACTATCAATGCTTGAGTTATAGTCAAAATCTTCTATTACATCATTATTCATAACAGTATCTAATTTCATTGATGCAACATTCTTTAATGTTATTCTTCCAAAGTCATCATAGAGTACATACATTTCCTTTTTCTCTCTTAAAGTATCATCTAGTGCAGTTAATATCATATCAAATAAAGTTTTATTTTCTTCAACTCTCGATATTTTATATTTTGTATCTTCTATGACATTGTATTTTAAATTAAAATCTTTAGCCAACATTTTTATAAGTTCACTTGCAGTTTTATTACCATATACATAAGTATCTTTATTTTTAAAATATCTCAGCTGGTCATATGCAACTATTTTAATGTGATTTTCCTTATCTCTTTTCTTCTGAAATATATATCCATAGAATATACCTACACCCTTGTAATATAATCTTACTGAGTTACCTTCGCAAAACTCTAATATCTTATCCATAACTATTGTAAATTCAAGTTTAGACGGCGTTCCTCGTCTTTCAATTTCCCATGTGATTCCATCAAGGACAACAGGCTCATAGAAATCTTCTAAGTGAGCTATTACTAATCTTACATCTCTATCATTTGCTAATACTAATTCATTAGACAAGCCTCAACACCTGCCCTTTATAAATGGTATATTTACTTAAATTCTTCCCCTTATTTGCCTTATCTAGCATTGTTTTATTTAACTCATATACTTTCTTATATAGCGACCCATCTCCTAACTGCTTTTGACAGATTGACCATAAACTATCACCTGCCTTGACTGTGTATGTTTTAGCATTTGGTGCATTGACTGAATCAACTCGTTTTGGCTCTATTTTTACATTAGGTCTCCCTGTCTTGTTTTTAGGTGCAGCAGGAACTAATTTTTTAGTTGAGTAATCTCTATATTGTTTTAACTTTATTGCAACCTTAAAATCTGAACCATTCTCTGCATCTTCTACTATGTTATATTCTTCAAGTGACACTTTTCTATTTGTATTAAATAATACTTTATTCCCAAGTTGTCTAGATACAATAAATTGAAATGGCTTACAATCAGTTTTTAGTAGTTCTAGTTTACTTAAAAAGAATTGAACATCTCTAAAAGTACCACGATAAAATGGTAATTTATTGTGTGTAAATTCTGCTTCAAAACTTATTTCAGATAGCCCTTCCTTTTTTAATATATTTACTTCTCCAGTGTTTATCAAATCAACTGTTTTATTTTTATTTGTTACTTTAATCTCTAATTTGGCAGGAGGTATTGGTAACTGTACTCCATCCAAATAAAAATCATAAGCCATTCAAATACCTCCTTTCTAAACTATTCCTTCTGCTGAGATAATCATTGCATCATTAAGTTTTTCTGTTAGTACATTAACTATACCATCAACATCTGTATCACTATTTATGTTGTTTGTGTTGTTCATGTCAATTTTAATGTTTACTCCTGTATATCGGTTGATTACTTCCTGTTCTGCAATATCTCTAAGATATTTAAGGTCTTCTTGACTTTTATCCATAGTTTTTGCCATTTTGGCTGTGTTACCTGCGGTATCCTTTGCACTTTTCCCTAAATCACTTGAACCTATGCCATTATCTAACCCATACTTATTTTTATCCCATAAGTCTTTTAATCCTAATTTATCTTTTGCATCTTCTAGCATCTTGTTAATGTCAAAAGTATCTTTTAATTTATTAGTTATAGCATTTTGCCATTTAGTTCCAAGTGCATTTCCTTTTTGAAATTCTGCTCCAATATCTTTGTATCCCATTCTCTCCAATTTAACTTTTTCTGGTGCATCTCCTACCCATCTGTTTAAGCTATCAATCTGTTGCTTGATGTAGCTATTATCTGCCTTAACTGGAGTAAATGTTGCTTCTGTGACTTTGCCAATATTTACTCCAGGGATTTTGTTTAGTAAATCAACCAGTTTATTTACACCTCGTATTGCTATATTAGCTCCGTCAACAAAAGCTTTCCCAAGTGCATTTCCAGCACTATTCACAGAGTCATTCAATGCTGCCATTTTTTCTATTATAAAGATTACACCCTTTGCAATAGCTTGTTTCATAAAAAACACACACTGATTCCAACCATTCGCAATTCCTTCATTTACGGCTACGCAACCATTGAGAAGCCCAATCATAACATTTTGTATTGTTGCTACTGCTGCAAATACTGCACCTACAATTACCCCTAGTACAGTCAAAGAAGTACCTGCAAATTTATTTATTGCTGCTACCGCCATAAAGACAACAGCAATAATTGCTATAAATCCAAGAACTATCCATGTTAAAGGGCAAGCATATAATGCTGCATTTAAACCATATTGTGCTGCTATTTGTCTCCAAGTTGCACCAGCTGCCAATTCAAACATAATAACGGTTTGAGTCATTTGAAAATTAAACCACGCTTCAGATAAAGCAGCTATCTTTTTTGATACTGCCAAGGCTAGAGTAGCAATTGTATATACACCAATAGCAGTAACTATTCCATAGACAATAGGAGCGATAATTGACCAATTTTGTGCAAACACATTAGCAACATTTAGTGCCGCATTAGTAACCCATCCCAATCCATTGATAATTAATATAGTTCCTAATGTAATTCCTCTAACAAAGTCTGAAAAAAAATCGCTATTTAAAATATTTTTTATAATATTCAGTGTATCATAAATGTTTGAAGATATCGCAATCATAACATTTCGCATAGATACAACAATCTCACTAAACCTAACGCTTTGCAAAGCTCCACTTATCTTCCCAAGAGTTTGCCCAAAAATCATGTAGGCGTCATTTTTCATCATAGTAAGCGCTTGACTAAAAGTGATTGGCATACTTGCAAATTTCTTCTCTATCTCATCAGAAGCTTTAAATAGTGCATTTCTTATAACATCTGCTGTTATTGCTCCACTACTTGACAATTCCTTTAATTGGTCTTTAGTTTTCCCCATTGCATCAGCTATCTTAGTAGCTAGCAATGGTGCATTTTCCATTATAGAACGAAATTCATCACCTTGAAGTTTCCCTGCACCCATAGCTTGAGTAAGCTGATACATAGCCGCGCTAGCTTCGTTTGCTGATGTTCCTCCAATTACAAAAGCTTTATTCATAAGTTCTGTAAACTTTATCACCTCTGCCGAACTTCCAAAAGCATCTCCTGCTAATATTCCAAGTTTAGCGACTTGTGCTGCCGTATCTGCATAACTAGCTCTAGCACTTTGAGCAGACAAATAAATCATTTTATTAAGTTGTTCTGTTGTCTGTAACCCATCGTTCATTAAAGCCAATCTTGCTTTTGTACTTGCAATTGTATCTGCTGCTTTTGTAATACTTTCTATTCCTTTTATTCCAATGTATATCCCAGCCAAACTTTTTAGTTTAGAAACTAATACAGAACCTGCTTCACTTCCTTGCTTTATCTTATTATTAAAGTTTTCCTGTTCATTTGTATTCCCTTTAATTTTTTGTTCTATTCTTACAAGAATACTTTCTATATTATTCAAACTTTGTTGAGATGCTTGTATGCTACCCGCATTAAGTGGGTTGTGTAATCTTTGTTGTAACCTTTCTAAGCTATTAATTGTTGTATTAATAGATGTAGTCATGTTGCGAAATGCAGGTGTCATTCCATCGAAAATCTTTATTGAAGTTTGTATCGTTGCCATTTTCTCACTCTCCTTTCTTTTTGGGAATAATAAAAGCACTTACTTATTTTTAAGCAAGTGCTTATGTATTATAAATTCAAGAGTTCTTTTTTCTTAGCATCAAATTCATCTTGTGTAATAGCTTCCATATCCAGGAGGTTCTTATATTTTAATATTTCATCTGCTACAGATGGAATATTGCTATTTTGCGTATCACTAACTTCATTATCTTTCACAATTATTGCAAGAATAGATAATATCTCTTGAGCAGAAGAATATGCCATTTTATAGATTGAAGAATTACTCTTAGTTCTAAATTGGATTAAATTTATATAAATATTAGGGTTATTCAAATCATTTAAAGTTATTTTTATTTTAAGATTATCTATAAGTGCCTTTGTTGTCCTTTTAGCTGTTACTCCGCCAACAACAGCACCTACCCCACCAAACAACGCACCTCCTGCTAAAGCTCTCCCTATACCACCTTTAGTCACAGTCTCGCCATTTTCTAAAAGTTCATATTCAATAATATCACTATAATTATAAACATTTAAATTCATTTTCTCTCTATCAAAACCATTTAAAACAACAAACCTTTTACTATCATCATCAAATTCTATAAATTTGGATATTTTTTTTGTTGCCTTAAAATTTTCAGAATCTTTTTTGCTAATTGTTTTCAATTCAATGGCTTTCTCAACCTCAGCCTTGGTTGGCATTTCACAAAAATTATTATTTCCTGGAATAAAAGCAGCAACTGCATATTTTTTAAAACAGTCTTTACATAACCATCCATCAGCAATTTTTTGTTTCCCTTTTTCTCCACATATACAGCAGTTTTCTTTCCCACCAAATAATCCCATAACATTACCCCCATATGATTTTATAAGATTATTATACTATACCAGTAATTTTTTTACATTAGATATTATCTCCTTCTACTTCTTCTAGCTTCTTTAGCATTCTTTTTTTCTTCTTTTATTTCTTCTTCTACTTTAATATCTATAGAAGCAGCAACAAATGCTCTCTCGTAGTCTGGCAAATCTGTATATTCATGTGGTTTCCATTTAAATTTATGAAGGCAATAATGAGCTGCACTAGCATCATAATCACCTTCTTCAATTAGTTTTTTGCTTCTTCTACTTTATCCTCAAAAGTCCTATCAAAACCATTTACCTCTCCTACCTCACTTGAAAGGTCTGTGTATTCACCAGGAGTTAACATTGTTGTTAATAGTTCCTCTGCTCCCATTACACCATAGCTATTTTGTAATTCTGCATCATGTAAATCTGGGAATACTATAGTTTCTACACATAATTTCAAAGTATAAGCATTAAAATCTGTTTCACTAGTGTATTGTCCAGTTGCTTTTCCTTTTTTCCCTATAACAGGAACTCTTATGGCTGAATTTTTTCTCAACTGTCTATCTCTATCTGAATCTATTGCTTTTAATTCCCACTCTATTGGTTTCCCTTCACCATCTATAAACCTTTCACTTGCCACATACTTTCTATCCTCTACTTTTATTGCATTTTGACTTAAAAAAGCGTTTAAATCTCCCATATTATTCTACCTCCATGATTAAATATTTTGTTTGTTTTTCTATTGTTATAAGATTGTCTTCATCTAATTTAATTTTTATTTCAATAGGTGCTAATGACGAACCTTCGATTGTATCAAGTGCTAGTTTATCCGAAATATCTATAAGAAATTTTCCTGCTTTCTTATACACCTCACTTACTCGTTCCTCCAAAGGTATCTTTTCATTGTAACTAAAAGAAATTGAATCTTTTATCTCATATTTATCTTTAATTTTAACCATCTCCTATTCTTATAAATAAAAAATACACATCTATAAATTATAAATGTGTATTTTATTCCATACCATTTGCTATATTAAACTTCTCAACTATTCTCCAATTCTCAAAAGTAAAATCTACATCCTCATCTAAATACTCACCATCAGCATCAAATTTAGCAATTATTCCACTATCCAGGTTGCAATCTTCAAGTATTATAGTTTGGCGACCTACTGAGCTTGTCGGGTCTTCGTTAGTAATTTGCATATCAAAGTAAATATCCTCACCAGTCTCTTTATATTCATATAGCAACTCTCTAAATATAGAAGTATTATAATAAAATGTTGCACTCCCTGAAAATTTACTTCCTGTACTTTTATTTCCTTTTGTAATGCTACCTAGTATTGGCATCTCGCTTTTATTTTTTTCCATTTTTGCTTCTAAATTAATAGCTTGCATAAAATTATATCTTTTACCTTTTATTGTTACAAAACATTCAGCTTTAGAACCACTTAAAGCATCTCTAACATTCATAGTAATATTTTTAGACATCTATATCACTCTCCTTTCTAGCTTACTGAAACAGTCATATAAAGTTTACTCATGGCATTAATGACTTTTACAGCATCACTTACTACAACAGTTTTTTTGTCGTTCCCAGGTTCTACAGAAACGTCATCAGCTTTAAAATCTTCTATTGCTCTTATATTCTGTAGTTGTTCATGATGCTTTACTACATCATTCCAAAATGAAATACGACCAGATTTATCGTTTGGCACTGCACCTTGATATTTTGTATTAAATAAAGTTGCAATATCATTTGCAATTTGGTCTAATACGCTAATAGATTGATTACTTGAAAAATCGTCATTCTTATCATCTGTAAAACTAACAAAAGTGTTTATGTCCTCTAATACATGAACTTCATCACCAACTTTATGAAATATAAACTTACCAGTTTTTAAAGCTTCCTCTAACTGTATTTGAGTATAATTAACATCTACATCAAACTCGCCATCATATCGCTTATTTGTATTAGATTTATTTATATCACATCCTGCTATAGCTCCAGTAGTCCAATAAATTAAACTAGACTCTAATAATCCAGTATCTTTAACTTTATTTTCTACAGATACTACACCTTCGTAATCTGCATCATTCTTTTTATATAATACAGTTTGAAACTTAGCTCCTACCTTATCTCTCATTCTCTTAGTAAATTCTACAAACAAACTTTTAATCTCTGTTGTTGTTGCCAAACATCCTAAAGCATTAAATGAGTAGCTTTCTATTTTGTCTAAGAAAGCTTGATATTCTGTCCCTGTAATTGCTTCTCCATTAGCACCACCAGTAAATACAAGTCCTGCACTTGCTTCTAGTGTTGCATCCTTCTTCCAACTAACATAGTCATTGTCTTGTAAATCTGTAATGACTTTAGCTATTTGAGTATCTACCTTCTTATTATCTAAAAGTGTTACAACATCAAATTTAGTATTATCATCAACATTGGTTGTTACTATTACCTTTAAGTCGTTACCTCTTATTCCACTATATTTAGCTATAGCAATGGTGCAACTAGCTTTAACACCTTTATTTAATTTATAGAAATAACCTACTCTTATATTTTTAAATAAATCTCTAAGACCTTTTAACTTCTCATGAGCGTAATCATATCCAAAATACTTCGTTGAATACTTTTCAAAATCATCACTACTTACTTGAAATACTTCTTCATCAATACCCCAATCAAGTTCAATTGGCATTGCAACAATCCCTCTATCACTAAGAGAACTTGTTGCCCTCTTAGCTGAGATAAAATTTATATAAGTGCCTGGAAGTATTTTATTTTGCGTTATAAATGTTCCTCCGCCTAAAGCCAAATTAACTCACTCCTTTCATGAAATTATTTATCATATCCTCTACTTCTGAAAAAGAATATAACTCATTTTCTTTTAAAATTGCATTTAATAAGTCTTTTCTGTTTACATATTTTTTAGAATTAACTATCTGCTCCTTAGTGAACTTGTAGCTATCTTCTTTACTTAATGTTTTACTCAAGTTTATCACCTCTCTTTAATCCACCAAATAATTCAATATCACTCATCTTATCTGTATTATTACTTTTTATAGTAAAGTAGTTATAATCAACAAAGAAGTGTAGCACATTATCCACGACTTCAAAGTTCATATTTGTACCCCTAACTAAATCTCCATTGATTTCTATATACTCTAATTCCTCCAGTAACATCTCAGCTATCTCATTTATTTCAAAACTCTTATCTTTTGAACGGGGTAAGTAATATACATCAAATGAATTTTTCTTCAACTCTCTGCCATTTGGATATGATGTTTTACTTGAATTTATAGGAACAATAAAAAAACAAGGTTCATTTATTCCTTGTTCTACATCCTCACTATAAATTGTATAACTCTCTCCAAACACCTTATCTAACCTTACTGATATTCCATCAATTATATTATTAAGCATCAAATACCTTCTTTAATAAAATCATTAATTTTTTCTCTATTATTGCATCTGCTTCTCCTCTTAACTCCATTACCGAAATAGTCATCATGTATTTTCCTTTTACCAAACCTTTAAGATTTCTAGTTCTATGTCCAAACTCAACGTGGCTAGCATAAGGAACTGGGTTCTTTACCTCTATAACATAATTGTCTCCAACTTTAGTAACAGGAAGTGACCTAGCATAAGCTATCCCACCCCAACCTTCTTTTAGCTTTCCAGTCTTTTTTGGTGTACGTCCACGCTTCCTAGCTTTACGAACAAGTCTTGCAGCTAATTCTCTTGCGCAATCTTTTAAAAATTTATCAAGCTGACCATCTTCTAGTCTTTGTAACTTTCTTTGTAGCTTCTTTAGTTCTTTAAAATCAACACTTCCACCTCTAGCCATTACGCTTTATCCTCTAGTAATTCTAAGACAACTTCTTGATGGCTTGGGTATATAGCAGATTCTCCACTTCTTATATATTCTTTTGTAATATTATTTTGATTAGTTATAATAAGTTTTGAACCTGCTTTAACTTCTATGTTTGGTGATATAAAGAGTTTAATCGTCTGTGTAAGTTTAGCCACTTTTCCATCTGTAGCTGATGCAATATTTTTATACGAAAGCTTACATGGTTGATTTTCCAATACTACTACTTCTTTATTATTAGTTCGTTTTGTAATAAGGTCTTTAATCGGTTGATATTCTACTATAGTGCATTTATCTCTATATAACAGTTCTATTGCTCGTCTCGCTTTATTTACCATCTCAAACACCTAAAAGTTAATATTTTATCTTTACCATAAGTAGTAAGGTATGCTATAAGACTATCAAATCGTTGTTCAGGTGTTTGTGAGCCACTTCCTATAGCAAAGTCTATCTTTGTATCACCTTCTGATATAGACTTTTCTACAACTTCAAAATTGAGACTTTCTATATCTAATTGACCCATATTTTTTTTAGTAAATAAAAACTCACCAACTATCATATCTACTTCAATTTCTTTTAATTCAATAGGAATAGAATTTATATTACAATCTAGTTTAATGATATTCTCTATCTTTTCTTTAACAAAACCTATTAACCACTTGTCTCCATCTTTTAATGTATACTCAAAGCTTTCAAGTCTTTTTTCTATATCATCAATTATATTATTTTCCATAACTTTCACCTACTTTTTAGTAAGCTTATTTTTCTCTTTAAGCTGCTTATTTTCTTCTTCCAGAACATCTACTTTGTTTCTTAAAATATTATTTTCAGCTACTAAATCCTTTACATTTAAAGACTTACCATATTTCTCTACTTTTCCAGTTTCATCTATCAAATCATATCCCATCTCTAAAAAATCATCTATTCTACATTCTTCTATAGTTAATATTCTATTTAATTTTTTTACTTGTGGCACTATATATCACTCCTTTTTATGCTTCAACAACAAATTGTATTGCATCAGCTTTTTTATTTAATATAAATACATCCTCAAAACTTTCTTCAAAGTACAAGTATTTTCCTTCTGTAACTGCCCTTGGTTCATCTAAAGTAGCGAACTGATAAGAGACTGGTGTAATTACTGCGGATGGATGTATTAAAGACATATTTATTTGTTTAGCTCCTGCTCCTGCTTTCCATCCAGTTGTAAAATCATATGCAGTTTTCATAAGTGCTGATGGAATTTTAATTATCTTTACTGTATCTATATCAGTTGTTTGACGATTAAGAGAAGTCCCTCCATCTTTTATATTTACTGTTCTTTGTATCTCTTTAGCATTTTTAATAATAGTGTTTATTACTGGTGTAACATACAATATTCTTCCATTTTCCGGAACCCTAGCTTCTGTCATTCTTTCCATCATCATATCAAATATTTCTAAAACATTTGCAGTTGTAATAACTGTTGTATCTGCTACTTTGCCTAGTGATGTCCAATCAGCATATATTTTAGATATACAATAAGCGTCCATTTCAGGGAACTTTTGTTCTTCATTATATACTTGAGTTATATTACCTATTGAAGCTACATGGTTAGTTTGGTTAACATCCGCTGGATGAACTAATGTTGACCATTTCCTTTGATTAGTTAATACTTTAGGTTCCCAAGCATTATCATAGTTTCTTTGAGCTACTGCAATTGTATCCCTATTTGAATCAACTCTCCCAGTTGTAGATATAGTTGGTATTTCTATTGTTTTAGAACCAGTCCATCTATATCTTCCATTATTTTCTGTAGCATACAAATCCCCAAAGTTTAAAGTATAAGGATATGCTTGTGCTAAAACATTTGAATATTCTTTTGCATAATTTAGTGCTGCCATTTTATTTCCTCCTATTTATTATTATTTTCATGAGGTCTTACCCCAGTAAAATTAAAACCAAAATCATTTATCTTAGGCTCTTGACCTGGTGTTATCGTATCTATTTTAGGTTCTTCACCTTCTAGCGTTGCATTAAACAAATAATCTTTATCCTGTTTCAAAGGATTTATTTGCTCTTCAAAAGCTTTTTGTCTATCTTTACTATTTCTTAAGCCTTCTATGTCTAAATGAGCTTTTAATGCGATTTCATCTCTACATTTAACAGATTTGAAAGCATCACCTAACCAGTAATTAAAGTCTTTTTCTTCAATTTCTTTTTTGTAAGTTTCTTCTAAAGTTTTCTTATCTGTTTCATAAGTCGTTTTTAGACTCTCTACATCTTCTTTTGTCATACCTCCTTCAAACTTTTTAATAGTTTCATTAGCTGTATTAAGTTGTGTTTCAAGATTTACATAATCTTCTTGAGTAACTGTAGTCTCTTTTATTTTCTTTTCTATAGACTTTTGAAGAGAAGCTACATCAATCTTGTTATCTTCTACTTTTATTCCTTCAAGTAATTCTTTTAACCAATCCATTTCTAATATCTCCTTTCATTTTTTACAAAATAAAAAAAGCCTCTTAAAGACTTTTTTCTAATGATTTATTTAACTCTTCATTTACCTTCTTTAAAATTTCATCAGAAACTTCGTCTATATTAGCTTTATTTTCTTTTTTTAATTTATTGCAAAGAATACTTACATTAAGATTAGCAATACAATTAATAACGATTTGTACTACACAAACTACAACTATAATTTGAGTTAATATACACATTAAAATCACCTACCTTTTT